CCTGCCAAATCTACCGCCATTTCAGTAGTCTCTTCGTCATTCTTCTTAATCTGCTTATCCTTTACATGACATACAAGAATAAGAGTATCACAAAGAGGTTTGAACATATTGACCATTTCCTTAAGAGCATTGCGAAGATAAAGATATCCAGCACCATTTGGCAATTGTCTTACGTCAGCTTTTGGGTCAGGAACCTTCTTACCATTTTCCATAAGGATATTTCCTATAGCATCTTTCTTATACCCCCAAGTAGCACCCATGCTGGTTTGACGGTAGAGGGCTGCTGCATAAGGTAATGACATCTCTTCCAATCTTGTAGCATTATCAATAGTGATAAATCTATAGAAGGGCTTTCCTTCACTTTCCTGATTCTTTTGTTCAATTGCAGCCTTTATATTGAAAATGTCTTTAGCGCTTCTAGCTTGAACACACATTACATCAAGTGCTCTATAGCCATCTTCCAAATCAATAATTAGGTTATCCTCTAAAGATGCCACAATACTGCTTTTCCCACTCTTTGGCTTGCCGTAGATTACCATCAATCTAGGATTGTAATCTGTTGCTTTCCTACGTTCTGTAGGCAACACAATGTTACTCATTTTAAAACTTCTACTCTATTTAATTGTTTGTGAATGCAAAAATACCCACTCCAAATGGAATAGGTATCTTAATAAAATTAACTCTATAAAAATTGAAGAGGATTACTTAGGAATCAGTCCCATATTTCTTTGAACTAAAGAATATGCTTTCTCAAGAGCTGCAAGATTATCATAGGGAGGTAAAGGAGCAAAATAGTTAGTTGCTCCGTCAAAGTACAGTGGAAGAACACCGTTACTTTCCCCCTCTCTATTAAGTACCACTTCTAAAAATCTAGCATATCCTCTAAGCTTTGTTATATCATACTTCAGATATTCTGGAATCTCAAAGGCAAAGGGATTTGTTATGCCAAGCATTAGTGAACAGTCTTTGCCCACATTTTTTGAATCTGCTATACCAGTAAGTGAGGGCCTTATTTTATTTGCTTTGAAAGCATCTAAACCTAATGTCTCAGCATTTTGTTGAGCAATCATTACAGGACTATAATTATAATGATTACGGAAAATCATAAAATATTCTGAGAGTTTGTCTATACATTCTTTAAGAGACATTCCTCTCTCCAGTTCTGTAAGTGATTGATGGTCCCATAATACTATAACATACTCATCTGGATCTTTAGGCTCATAATAATCAAATACTTCTTTCTCCTGCCTGATACCTGTTTCCTTATTTTCTATGGTTATTGTCTTTCTATGAATAGTTCCCGCCTCTTGAGCATATCTATTTATAGTTTTCCAACAAGCTGTAGGATTGCGTTCTGTTATAAAATGAACACGGTCTTCATAAAAATTTAGAATACTGCGGAATTCAAGAGTATTCAACATATCTAAAATTTCCTTTTCAATGGCCTGTCCTTGCATAACAGATTGGAGTTGCATAGGAGACACTCTAACCTTCCTATTAGAAAGAATATAGAGAAGATGACACATAAATCTCATTGTAATCTTCTCAGGTGTTTCTTCCAAAGGAAAATAAAATATCTGTACTCTTACCTGCTCTGGATGATTATAAGCATACAAGATTGGAGTATAAAGAAATAAATAACTTGCCAGTTGTGATTTTCCAGCTTTACTTCCTCCACTCACGCAGTAGTACTTACCCTGCTCTATTCCAGGGAAATCCTGTTGAAAAGTCTTAAATGGAGATGGAATACAGTTTATTTCTCCGCTAAGTATCCTCTGTCTTCTATATTCTAGATTATCTAATACTCTTTGAACTAGTCCCATATTTAATTCTTAACGCTCATCATCCAATCACTAGTATTAGTACCCCCTACCTCCCACTCTCCACTATCCTTATTCTCTAGGAATGTGGCAAGAGAAGATGTAATCTCACCACCTTTATTTCGATTATCTTTGAAGACAAAGTAATTTGCCATCTCTATACGACTGTAATTACCTCCAAAACTATCTACATATCTCTGGGTTGCATCTAGAATATCTTCGTCAGAATAATCTTCATAATAGGCTATAAACCTCTTTAAGGCGTTCTGAATAACCCTGCTATTACTTTTATGGTAATACTTGGCTCCAGACCTCTCATCAGTCTTATATCCAGAAGGAAAAATACCTTGAATCTTCTTTGCCAACTCTAATAACCTATTATCATCTGTAACAGTAGAAGACTCAGCAAGTATCTCATCCAGCACATCAGACCAATGCTGAGTAATCATATACCAATCTTCCCTTGTATCCCTTACAAGTATCTCTCTTGAAAGCATATTGGGAATCTCTTTAAAGGCATCTGTATTTCTAACAGCTAGTGCTATTAAAACCTCAGCAAGAGACATTTTATGCTTCTTACAGGCTTTTTCATCAATTACTATTTTCATCTCTATTATTCTCTATTATACTCATAAATGGACTATCTATCTCAATCCTGCCTTCAGAATCCTTTCTAGTGGTCAATATGAAGTTCCTTAAGAGGTGCATATACCTATAAGGAACATTAAAAGAGCCCACATATTCTTGTACTGCTCTTATAGCTTCTTCCTCCGTGAAGGTAAAATCATATTTAACTACTAGTGTTCTAAGCTTTTGGGCTATTTCTTCTGTTTCTCCTTGCCACTTATAGGTAGTACCTGCTTTTACTCCACTTGGATAGTGAGCCATCAGTGTCTGGGCTAGCCCATTAAAATCTAATCCACTTTGGACAGCTCTATCATCAGATTCCAGTAGTATCTTAGCAACAAGATTCTTTGTGTTGTCTGATAATATGGGAGGTAACTGGCTGAAAAGATTCTTCTCAACCAGTCCCCTCTCCATTAGAGCATCATGTTCTTTGTTGTATCCAAGCTCATAGTATCCTACAAGTAGCACAAGAAACTCCTTGAATGTAAGATTATACTTATCAAGGACTTCTGTATTAATCGTAAGTTTCATATATTATCTGTAAAATCCAACTGTATCTTCTATAATGTAAAAATCTTCTACTCCGTTTTTATCTGTGAGAGATATGATGTCATTCACTCCATTAGTATAGTAGAAAGTGTTTTCATCATCTTCATCTCCATCACAAGACAACTTAAAGGTCAAGTTGTCCACAGGATCTTCAGGAGAGTCTTTAAATAGCACACTGGCTACTGCATAGCGCGGTTCTTGTTTGTTTTCACGCACAAAAGTATTGTATTTTTCTTGTATAGTCATAGGATTAAATAATGTTCTTAGATTTCCTGTATTGAATGAATTACTTTAATATAGTCTTTATTAAAACCTTCTACCATTTCTTTTGCAAGCTCTTCTTCTCTAGTTCCTGCATAATAAGGCACTATTATTACTGGAGACTTGTGCCTTAGACTTCTACCTATTCTCTGTGGCACTTGAACTTCTGAAGATGAAAGATTGCAAAATACAGCATATTTACAGTCTACTAAATTTGCATTCTCATTAAGAATATTCACAGCAGAGATGTGATTAATGGTTTTAGCATTGAATGCTTTGTACATTTCATCAGAATCTGCATTCTTAGAGTGTATGCAATTTTTAGAAACTTCCTCTGCTTGAGCAATAGTCTTACAGAATGTAATACTTCTATGCTTATATAGTTTCTTGATAATATCTTTAACTATTGGAAGCTTTACATCAGCAAGATACTCTAATCTTTTGCCAGCATGATACAACCAGGAAAGCTTAAGAGGCTCTCTTCTAGTACTCATATACTGTTTCTTCTCCCACTCAATAAGCTTGTCGTATTCCATACACTTTTGCTTTTGAGTACAAGACAGTACAGCATGTACCTTTTGCCTCTTATACTTCCATATATCCTTAAGCTCTCCATGTACTGTAGGACCACTGGACTTAGGATTTACTTCCCATGTCTCAGAATAGTTCCTATTATCAAGCATTAAAGGAAATAGCAGTATCTCAGGTTCTGGCAGTACTTCATCTTCTATAGCTTCTACTAAGTCACAAGATACTATGTGAGCATGATACCTATACTTAAAGTATGCTTGAAGCTTACGGGGTATTGTAGCTGAAAGACCTAAGAAATACTTGAACTTAAGACCTTTCATCAATTCTAGTCTAACTTCAGAACCTAAGTGGTGTACTTCATCAGATAAGACTATAGTCCAGGGAGTATCTAAGCATTTGTAGAGAGATTCATAGCATTCCATTCTGATGTTAATCTTACCAGTAGAATGTATTAACCCTCCCCACTTCTCTATCTCCTCTTTCCAAGTCTGCTTATGTACTCTTTTAGCTACAAGAATGAGAACATCTATTTGCTTTAAGTCTTTAAGCTGATTCTGGAAGAGATAGTTGCATAGTTTCAGTGAGATAGCGGTCTTACCTACTCCTGTAGCAGCCTGTAAGAGGAGACAGTTAGTTTTAGCTATCTCCTCTACACACTGTTGATATATTTCTTCTCTAGTCATATATTTATAAATTTATATCTGTAACTTGACTTGAAGGTCGAAACGCTGTTGTATCAGGATGGTCATCACTCCACAAAGCTCCTTCAACAAAAGCATTCTTCAAATCATATAGAACGGTATCTATAAACAGACTAACAGCAGAATCACTCTTTCTGCTGTATTTTTCCTCTGCTACTTTATTTATCTCGTCTATTCTCATAATCACGAATAATATATTTCTGGTATCTCTTCCATTACTCTCTAACAAATGTGTTGATAATACGCATAAACTTTCTCCATATACTCTCGGTAGTAGTAATACCCATACCATTCTTACGGTTCTTAGATACATGCCTAGGAGATGCTGTAAAGAAGCATAGCGCTTCTGGATTATGGGATACTTTATTATACCAACGTCCTGCTACTGCACCCGGTGTCCTATCTACTTCTTCTGCTACAATCATAAAGCACTTTGTAAGATTTTGGGGAAAGGCTCTTACTTGACGCAGTAGTCTTTCATCCTCTGTTGGTGTCCATCTTTTTCTTAATGCAGAATTTCTCATACTTTTTAACATTTAAATGGTTATAAAAATTATTAATTGTTTTTAGTTGACTTCTTAAATAGAAGTGTGTATATATTGATACTAGTACTTTTGTGTACTAATAGTAATTTGCAAATTAAAATTAAGTTATATGAAGTACAATGATAAATGGGCTATAAGTGAATTTGAGCCTAAAACTGATGTACTATGGGTTCAACCTGGTCAAGATGAAGAGGATGAAAGCATTAAAATTAATGCTTTTGTGAATGGTAAATGGAGAGCTGTTTCTGGTAATGGTGGTGAAAATTATCCTCCAGAAGATGGCATACCTGTTACAGATTTAGACAATGATGTACAAAGTAGTTTGAGTAAAGCTGATACTGCTTATCAGAAACCTACTACAGGCATTCCTGCAAGTGATTTAGCTTCTGGTGTACAGACAAGCTTAGGTAAAGCAGATACAGCACTGCAAACAATTAAGACTGTTAATGGTCAAAGTCTAGTTGGTAGTGGTGATATAGAAATCCTTGAGCCTGGTACTATTGAAACACTTGTGATTGATGGTACTCCAACAGCAGGTAGTAGTAATCTAATTACAAGTGGCGGTGTGGCAAGTGAGATAGTATGGGATATTACTGCGCGTAATAGTAATGCCACATTTGCATCTTTGAGTGCTTTGTTAAGCGACGCAAATCTTGCAACACTTATTCCAACCACTATTCGCAGGGGTGGAATGCAAATCCGTTTTGTACAGAGTTCTGACAATAACTACGTACAGTACTTATACAAGGTCACAGATGCTGAAACTGTTGCAACTTTCACCAATGTTGCTAATTGGGAGAAGATGAACCTTGAAAAAGAGGTAAATCAGTTAATATTCAATATTAACAAGTATAACAATCACCCCGCTGCTTATTCTAGCATTGTCTCCGCGAGAAATGCAGTACCCACAAATGTGAGGGCAACTGGTGTTATTCTTGTCAGCTATATTGAAGGTTATGGAAGATATATTGAGCAGTACATCGGTGAGGGTGCATACTCTAACTATCCATCACACTCCCTGTTTCAAAAAATAGTCACAGGTGACGATGTGGACTTCTTAAAATCGAAGGTCAACGAAATAAAGGAACTGTATATTACAGGTATTTCGGAATCCGACCTACCATTGTATAAGGGTACTATTTATCGTGGAGAATACAATTTTTGGGGCGTTGTTATAACGCGAATAAGTGATAATGTTAATGTTGCGTCGTGCATCACAAATGGGA